TCTGAAGCCAGGGCCACCCTCCGAGCCCTGCTGGAGAGAACGAAATGACCGAGAAAGAGCACTACGCCGCGGAGATCGCCCGCCTGCGGAAGCAGCGCGATGCCCTGGCCGTAGAGGTCGAGCAGCTGCTGTCGGAGGCGAAGGCGCACCTCGCCCAATCCCGCTACTGGCGTGCCATGTACGAGCAGAACTCTTCCGAGCCGCAATGGATCAGCCGGGAGGACGCCGAGCCGAACCCGAGCGAGCAGTGCCTGCTCTTCACGAACCACCTAGACGGGTTCATCTGGATCGGCCGGCGCGGGCTACTGCCGCGGGACGTGTCCCACTGGATGTACCTGCCAGACAAGCCGTCGCTCAGTGTTTTGGCTGCGAAATCATCGACTTCGCATCCCGAAGCCGTGCCAGCTTCTCCTGCCTCGTAGCCTCGTCGGCCTTGTAGGTGCTGGCGGCGGCGGCCGGGATGGTGCTTGCGTCTGGCCTGACAAGCGCCCCCTTCCCGAATGGGAACGTCATTCCCACCATCGGGTAGTTGAGCGGGCTGAGTGCCTCCTCATAGCCCTCCCGCGCGACGGCGTCGGCTGCCTGCCTGGGGAGCGCCATCATGGCTCCGCGCGCCCCGCCCTTCACGACGCCGCCGACCGCTGCCTTCCCCAGGCCGTACCCGACCGATCCGAGGCTGATCGGGTCGACAAACTCGTGCAGCGCGTCCCATCCCCAGCCCTCCGCTGGAGAGTACGTCTTCCCGCGGGAGGCTCCGTACTCGTGGATGCCTGGGGGCTTGGTGTCGGCCACGTCCATCTTCTGCGTGTCGATGAACCACTGCCGTTCCTGCGGGTCGCTGCCCTCTGGCACCATCGGGCTGGCGCGGTGCGTCCACGTCTTCGCCAGCTGATGCGTCTTCTCATCCCCGTATGCCCCGGCGATGTTCGAGCCCCAGCGGTATAGGTGGTTCAGGCCGTCGGAGATCAGCCCGACGTTTGGCCCGATGCCGAAATCCTTGGGCCTCGGCAGAACGTCCGCATCCGAGGCTCGGGACGCACGCTTGCTCGCCTCTGAGACCGTAACCAGCCCGCTCAGGACGTTGCCGGCGACGGTGTCCCCGCCATTTTCGAGCGGCGCCTCTGCGGTCTGGTGGCCGAGATATGCGTGCTGGGGGTAGTAGGAACCGAAGAACGAGGAGTGGTGCGTGGGATCGGCAGCAGCTTTCTCGTGCCGGCCGAGCGCTTCGAGGAGGTGACCGCCGCGGTGGAGGTTGGGGTCTACCGCTCCGCCTCCCCACGCCGACACGCCCGGCCCGTAGTCGGTCGGCTCCCCAGGCTCCAGATCGATCAGCTGCTGGGGTGATGCGACGACTTCTCGGCCTGCCGCCGTGCGCAGCAGGTTGTGGTTCCGCAGGTGCTTGTACACCTCTTGGTCGCCGGGGCCGAGCTTGTACCAGCTGTCGAGCCAGCCTCCCTGCTCGGACTGCGCCATCCCCGGCGCATGTCCCTTCGCAGCCTCGGACATGCGCCCTTCAAGCAGTCCGTAGACGTACTCGTGGCTGGGGTGCGAGGGGTCGAGAAGGATCGCAGCATATTTCTCAACAGGCTCGTGAGGGGCATATTCGCGCAGGGCCTCCGCCAGTACGGGGTGAAAGCGGCTCTTGGCATCGCTCGTGAAGTCGCTCATTCGTGGGCCCTCTATCTGAGCTTATGGCGCATTTTCGCGCAAGCGCGCCACAAACCCATGTGGACGAACGCACCCCCGAGCGTGAGGTCACTATGCGTTGGCGTTATGCCGCTGTGGCGGCTGCCCTTTCGCTTTTCGCGAAAGTGGAAAGTCGAGCCGAGAACAGGCTCATCGAGACGATCTGCGACGGCACGACTTGCCGCCGCGTCTACGTCGGCAGTCAGTGGGAGAACGACGTGATCTCCCGGGTGAACACCGAGCGGCGCAGCCGCGGGCTCAACCCGCTGAAGATCAGCAAGAACCTGATGGAGTCGGCCAGGAGATGGTCGGGTCGTCAGGCCGAGCAGAAGCGGATGTACCACTCCGGCTGGCCGGGCATCGGCGAGAACGTGGCGAGGGGCCAGAAGAACCCGTCCGAGGTGATGCGCGCTTGGCTCAACTCGCCCGGCCACAGGGCAAACATCCTGAACCCGCGGTACTCCGAGATGGGAGCGGGCGTCGTGGTAGCGTCGGACGGCCAGCCATTCTGGACGCAGCAATTCAAATGAGCGCCTACCTCGTAGACGAGTGTTTCCGAGAGGCGGTTAGCCGCGAGCAGTGGGGCGTGGCGCCTGACGGGTACTGGCACCGCCGGTATACGGCCCGCGACGAGCATGGTCGCGTGACGGGTCGCAAGCGTCAATTCATGCACAACTTCGTGTGGATGCTGGCGGGTCGGCCCGCCCTGCCGTCGGGCGTGACTCTGGATCACATCAACCGGAAACCTGCCGACAACCGCCTCGAAAACCTGCGGCCCGCCACGAGGCGGCTACAGAACCTGAACCGGCGCACGCCACGCCGGTCGCAGCACGGCATGCCCCGCGGAGTGCGGTGCGACACGACCACGTTTCGGCGCCGCCCATTTCAGGCGTTTTTCTTGGACACAGCTGGCCGCAGGACGCTCGGCCGCTTTGCCACTGCCGAGGAGGCATCTGCGGCCTACGAGCGGGCGCTGGCGGTCGCAATCGAGCAGGAGCTTGCGCTGATCAGAGAACTACTCCCCGAAGCCCCCCTCACCCGAGCGAGGTAGCCCATGTCAGACGAAGAGATGCTGGACGAGATTCCCGAGAACGACACGCCAGAGACCGAGGCCACCGAAGCGGCAGAGCCGCAGGAGGTGCCGGATGTCCAAGAGCAATCGCAGCCTGAACCGGCTCCACCACAGCCGTCTGTCTGGAGCGCCTTCCGCTCTCTGCCTGAGTTCCAGGGGGTGGAAGACGACCGCGCGATTGCGCAGAGGCTGTACCAAGCTCTCGAACGAGAGAAGCAAGCAAGCCACGCTCTTGCCCAGTACCAGCAAGTCATGCCGGTCGCCCAGCAGTACCTCCGAGACCGACCGGAGTTCGAGAAATGGCGAGCCTCCCAGCAAGCTCAGTCCCAGCCGCAGCCCCAGCCGGCGCAGCAGGCCAAGCCCGAGGCGAGCCCCTGGTGGAACCCGCCGAAGGTTCGTGACAGCAGCCGCCGCTGGATCGTGAAGGACGAGCACGGCAGGGACACGATCCATGCCGAGGCTCCGCTCGATGCCAAGCAGGAGCTTCAGGAGTACTACGCCTATCGCCAGGACTTCGCCGAGAAGTTCCTGACGAACCCGGAGGAGGCCCTGGCTCCGATGGTGACGCGGATGGCGCAGCAGCAGGCCGAGCAGATCGTCTCGCAGCAGCTGGCCGACGCCGGTCGGAAGCAGTACGTCCAGACCCTCGAAGATCAGAACAAGGACTGGCTCTTCAGCGATTACCAGAATCGCGTTGTATCAAAAGAGGGCGAGGCGGCCAGGAAATATATAGAGCACGCTGCTCGCATGGGCATCTCCGACCCGGAGGCCCGCTGGCAGTATGCGCTGGAGATGGTTGAGCGCGACCTTCTCCATCAGGTGACGAGCGCACAGGCGGGACAATACCGGCAGCAGGCATTCCAGCAGAGCCTCGACAGCATTCCGCAGGCGCCGCCTCCCCAGGCAGCCCCGCAGCGCAGTCAGGCCGAGCAGAACATGGAGTACCTGCGGCGGGCAGCGTCACGCACGGCGAACCGCGCTGGAGTACAGACCAACAGCCCCGAAGCTGGACGCAAGGGGATGAGCTTCGAGGAACGCCTTCGAGCTTTCGCAACCGACGACGGGCTGATCTGAAAGCCCCCTTCACGGAGTAAGTCATGGCCTCGACCACCGACTGGGCACGCGCTATCGGAACGACGATCACCAATTTCCTGCGGGAAGAAGAGATCGCCGTCCTCCGCAAGTTCCGCATCTACGCCGCTCTCGAAGGCAGCGGCAACGTGCTGACCAACCAGTCGGGCAGGGGCTTCTCGTGGGAGGTTCGTTTCCGCAACCAGCCCGTGAGCGGAAACAACGGCGAGACTCCGCGAGTCTTCGCGCGCCAGAACCTCTGGAAGACCGCGAAGCTCGATTGGAGAGGCTATCAGGTCACGGACATGATCCTGCGACGTGAGATGCTGGAGAACCGTGGTCAGCAGGCGCTGATCGCGGTCGCCGGCAAGATGGCCTCGCGTCTTCAAGAGTCGATGGAGCAGCACCTCAGTCGCGAAATCTACTGTGACGGCTTCAAGCCGGGCAACGAGCTTCGCTTCTGCGGCCTCGACTCCATGTTCGCCTACGACGGCACCGTGAACGTCGATGACGGCACGAAGCGCGCGACGAACCCGGCCGATCCGTTCTGCTGGGCGAAGGACGAGTACGCCGGCCTCTCGACCGAACTCGGCGCCGAGGCGGGCTCGCAGCTGGAGAAGGGCAGCTGGCCCAACGTGGCGTGCGACGAGTCCTACGACTACTACACCCCTGTGGTCGTGAACTACGAGAGCACCTTCTTCAAGGGTGCGACTCCGACGTGGAAGGATCAGTGCGTCGAGGCGACTCGCGAGGCGATCCACCAGACGAAGCGCAACGACTCGAAGGAGTCGGCCGTCGATCTCGTGATCATGGATCGGCGCATGTACATCGACTACATGAACCGGCTCGACTCCAAGGAGCGCACCATCGTCACGAAGACGAACGGCCTGAAGTCCTACGGATTCGGGGACGTGTTCGAGCAGGACGGCGTCGAAATCTCGACGGAGTACGCCGTTCCGACGGGCTGCGCCTACGGCCTCTCCATCGGCAACATGTACCTCCACTGCATGGAGGGCCAGCTGATTACCGCGGATGGGCCGTACTACAACCAGCACACGCAGGGGTACGAATACGTTGCTTCGGTACTCGCCAACCTCCGCTTCGTCTCGCCGCGAAACTTCTTCAAGCTCGTGGCCGCCGTCTGACCCAACTCCCTCAGTTCCAAGGAAACGCTTCCATGGCTTTCACGTTCGATCCCGGTTTCGGTCGCGGTCAGGTGCTCGGCGCCAAGTGGTCGCACCCCATCGAGAAGACCGATCCGCTCGTGACGGGCGCCTCGACGGTCGGCACGAAGAAGACGTTCACCGACGTTCACGCCAAGACCGGCGCCGTCCTCTCCAACGAGACGGTGACCTGCGTGGCCGTTCGCAACACGACCGGCGATGCGGTGCTCCCCGGTGACACCCAGACCGTCAAGGGCTACGAGGGCGTGGTGGACGAGTACCTCCCCGCCACCGGCTGCCCCGACGGCGAGGTGTACTGGCTCGTCATCGACGGCCCGACGCAGTCCCCGCTCGACACGCGCGTGACGCTGATCAACAGCGCCCCGGTGCCCCGCACCGTCACCGTGGTCGATCCCGACGGCAAGCTGACCGAGGAGCCCGAGGTGGTCGAGAACCCCGGCTCCACGAAGACGACGACGACCGACGACACGACCGACGACACGACCACCCCTGGCACCAACTGAGGTGACTCGATGAAGTTCCTGTTCGCAACGCTGTTCGTGCTGTGCGCTTCGGTGACGGTGGCCGGCGAGACGCTGGTTCCGATGCCGAGCGCCGACCCGAAGAGCCACCGCGACCTGCGGGCCCAGAAGCACGACATCCGCAGCACCGCGCGGGTCGAGCAGGCTTCGGCCAAGCGCCGCTTCAAGGCCCAGCGTGCCGAGAGGCGAGCGAAGGAACTGCGGGCCGAGAACGCGACTGCCGCGGCAGAACTCGGCGCGAAGTGACCTTTCGGTGGCGTGGGTCTTGCGGGGCGGCGGGATGACGCGAGGTCGCCCCGCCGCCCCTTTTCATTCCTGTAGGTGAGCTATGAATGACGTGAGTGGATGGAAGGCCGGTGGAGGCAGCCAGTCCTCCATGTCCTCCTCGGCGTCATACGACTACAGCGGTGCCGACTACGCCCACCGGCTCGGGGAGCAACTCAGCCAGCTGCGGATGGCACGCCAGCAGACCTTGATGGAAGACCCGCTGGCGACTGTCGGCACGTCGGGGCGCATCCGCGATCTCCAGCGCTACCTCGCTGCGTTCCACTCTGGCGGCCAGCTGGGCGACCACAACGTCCTCCCGGGCGTCCGAGTTTCGAGCGCCAGCAACAGCGGCTCCTCCGGCGGGGACAGCAGCCAGCAGGCCGAGTTCTTCGACCCGCAGCGCGTGCACATCGAGAACATCCGTTCGCAAGGCAAGAAAAACAATTAGGCAGGAGTAGGACATGCGGTCTCGCCCAATGCGCAACCTGAACGACGTGGAGTCTCAGTGGAGGCCAACGGAGACCTCGTACCAGGGGGCGATCTCGGCCCACGGGAAGAACGCCTTCGAGCACCAACTCGCCGCCAACCGCGCCCAGCGGGCAGCGAACAACACTGAGCCGGGGACGGGTAGCTCGCGTCTGTACGGCGGCGGCTACGGCACGCAGGGCGCAGCGGACAACCTCTATGAGGGTGCCGCCCGCGCCGACAACATGCGCGCGAACGCCCAGACCCAGCGGGACATTTGGGCCAGCGGCAGGGAAGTCCAGCACGAGCGGAACCTCCAGAACGCAGCTATGGAGTTGCGCGACAAGGAGGTGGAACTCAAGTACGACGCCCAGAACCAGATGTCGAACGCCATCGGCTCGGGTCTCCAGGGCATGAACTCCGGCAACATCCTGGCGGGACTCACCCAGCACAGCAGCCAGCCAGCTGGCGTGGACATCTTCAACAGCCAGGGCTCCCGGGTGGGCGGCTCGGGCTATCGGAGCCCGCTCTCTGGGCTGTCGTGACAAATAGTCTGGCGTTCGCCAGACGCTCGGGGCCGATCCGGTGGGGACGCCCGCCGGATCGGTTTCCCGATTCCAGAAAGTGGAATGGAGGCCACAACATGAAGACCTGCGAAGACTGCGGCGACCAGCGGGACGACACGCCCCTCAACTTCCCCGTCTACCAGCGCCGCCGGCAGAAGTGCTTGGCCTGCGTGGTGAAGCTGCGCCGGCAGAAGGCGGAGGCGAAGAAGGAGAAGCGCGCACGCCAGATGGCGAGGCTGGAGGGCGCGGCGGTCGACGCCATGCTGAAGGCTTCCGCGGGCGGCACGAACATCCCGCACTCGGCGGAACTGCTGGAGCACACCATGGTCTGCTTCGGCGGCGTGGCGGGCTTCTCGAAGATTCTGATGAAGCAGTACTTCGACTCCAAGCCGGGCAGCCCGCAGCGCGTCAAGCTGCTCGACATGATCACCAAGCTGGTGACCACGAACGCCGACCAGGGCGGCTCGAAGAAGCCCCTCCAGTTCTGGTCGGAGGACGAGCTTGAGGCAGAGCTAGACATCCGCCTCCAGCAGGCCGTGCAGGGCTTCTCTGCCCCGCGGCTGAAGGGCATCCCGATCATGGAGGCCGGGGATGAAGCCGCTCCCGAACATCCCGACCACCAGTAGCTACCAGCGGGAACGGCTGAAAGAGCTTCAGGCGGAGCTTAACGAGCGCCGCATCGAGGCCCTTCGGCTCTACACGCCCTCGGCATTGCAGGAAGAAATCCACTCCTGCACCGCCAGCGAAGTGCTCGTTATCGGCGGCAACCGCTCCGGCAAGACAATGTGCTCTGCCATTGAAGCAGCGCGGGCTGCCACGGGGCGCGACCCGCATAAGAAGTATCCCGAGCGGGACGGCGTGCTCGCCATCGTCGGCCGGAATTGGCAGCACATAGGGATGGTGTGCGTGCCGTACCTCCTGCGTGCCGGCGCCTTCAAGATCATCCGCGATCCGGCGACGAAGCAGTTCCGCGCCTACGACCCGGTGAAGGACGCTGCTCGTTCCGCGGAGGCCAAGCCGGCGCCGCCGCTCATCCCACCGCGGATGATCAAGAACATCAGCTGGGTTCTGAAATCTGCGAACTACTGCAACAACATCGAACTCACGAACGGCTGGCGCATCTTCTTCTTCTCCAGCGAGGGCGAGCCGCCGCAAGGTTTTCAGGCCGACCTTGTTTGGTGTGACGAGGACATTGTGAATGACCAGTGGGTGCCCGAGATGCAGGCGCGTCTGGCCGACCGGAAAGGAAAGTTCCGGTGGAGCGCTATGCCGCACTCCAAGTCGGAGTCCCTCCTGAGCCTGTCCGAGCGGGCGGAGCGGGTGGAGGAGGCGGGCATCCCGAACCCCAACATCAAGAAGTTCACGCTCCGGTTCCTCGACAACGTCCACATAGATGCCTCTGAGAAGGCCAAGGCAATCGAGCGGTGGGCGGCAGCTGGCGAGGACGTTCTGCGGATGCGCTCCGAGGGTGCGTTCGTCACGGACAGCATCCTCGTCTACCCCTCCTTCAACATGCTGACCCACGGCATGAACAAGGACGACCTGCCTGGGGGAATGATCCCGGCGGATTGGACGCGATACGCCGCGGTCGATCCGGGGCACCAAGTCTGCGCCGCCCTCTTCCTGGCCGTCCCGCCCGACGGGAAGAGCGTCGTGGTCTACGACGAGATGTACATCCGGCAGTGCTCTGCCGTGACGTTCGGGGAGAAGTTCAAGGAGGCCACCAGGGGGCAGGACTTCTACAGCTTCATCATCGACATGCACGGCGGCCGGCTCCGAGACATCGGCTCCGGCCGGCAGGTGGTGGTGCAGTATGTAGAAGAACTCAGGAAGCATGGGGTGAGGTCGCAGACGACGGGGTCTGCGTTCATGGCCGGCTGCGACGACGTGTCGGCGCGAACGAGTGCTGTTCGGAGCGCCCTGCACATCCGGCCCGACGGCACGACGCGGCTGCGGGTAATCCGGGGCAGCTGCCCAAACCTTGAGCGCGAACTCAAGCGCTACCGGAAGAAGTCAGTGCTCGTCAACGGAGTCACCATCGTCGGCGATGAGCCGAACACGAAGGGCGAGTGCCATGCCGTGCAATGCATGGAGTACCTGATTGCGTCGGAGCCCAAATTCGTCGCGCCGCGCAAAAAGGACGAGGCAGAAGGGATGCCTCAGTGGATGATTGAATTCATGGAGCGCCGGCGCCAGCGGCAGAAGCCAGCGAGCTTCACCTACCTGGGCCCGCAGTCTGATCTGACCGCTGCCGAAATGGAGGGTAACGCCAATGAGTTCGCTGAATGGGTCTGAGTGGAAGATGCCCCACATCGAGTTGGGCGACGAGGTGCTGTACTACTCCTCGGTGCTCGACCAGAAGGAGCCGATCCTCGGCTGGGTGTGCCGCCGTCCTGGCGTGAGCACGGTCAGCATCCTCACGTTCTCTCCCGACCAGGGCTTCATTGAGAAGCCCAGCGTCAGGCATGTGGACGACCCCGGCCTCCAGGAGAACGCCGGCTGGCGCCAATGGGGCGCATACCGCCTCCATCCCCGAGCGGAACTCCTCCGCAAGCTCGACACGCTGCTGCCGCAGGTGGTCACCCTGCTGGCGCGTGGCTCGAAGAAAGGTGAATGATGGTCGAGGACAACGGGATGCAGCTGGGCGGTGACGCCCCTCTCGATCCGCAGACGAAGCAGGAGAAGCTCGATCCTGATTCGCCGCTGCGTCCGATTGCCAAGGCGTGGCTGGGGAAGCTCTCTGCTGCGCGGAAGGCGAAGGCCACGTTCGACGCCGACGCCAAAGAGGCCATGGGCTTCTTTGACGGGGCTGGCGTGTGGTCGCTGCTGAACAACACCGGCCGCCCTGGCCTGACGCTGTCCAGCCGCCCGACCCCTGCGCCCGCCTTCAGAATCTCTATCAACCGTGTTTTCGAGGCCGTCAAGCTCATCGGCGCGGTGCTGTACGCCCGCAATCCGACCCGCACGGTCACGCCGCGGAAGTTCCCCGTCGTGCCACCGGAGATGCTCGGCATCAACCCGCAGGCGTATCAGGTCGACCCGATGACCGGGCAGCCGACTCCCGACCCGCAGGTCGACATGTACGTCCAGACCTCCCAGGCCGTCGGCCTTCAGGAGGAGAAGAAGAAGCTCCAGGCCCAGCTGCTGGAAGGCTACTTGAACTACTCGCCGGTCGAACTTGATTTGAAGACCAACGCCAAGCGCGCCATTGACGAGGGGATCATCAAGGGCGCCGGGGTGCTGTGGACTGAAGCCGTCTCAGTGGACAACGTGCCGCCGGCCCAGCCGACGATGCTTGTCGGTTCGTTCCACGACTCAGTGGACAACCTGCTGCTCGACCCCGACGCGCAGGTGATTCAGGAGATTCAGTGGTGCGCCCGTCGGTGCATCCTGCCCATCGATCAGGTCGCCGCAATGTTTGACCTGTCCCGCGACGACCTCAAGCCCAACTTGGAGTCGTACTCCTCCACGGGCCGGCAGAGCGAGGACACGCACAACAACCGGCAGCAGGGGCAGAAGCAGCGCACGGGGAAGACAAACGACCTCGTGACGTTCTGGAAGATTTGGTCGAAGTGCGGATTCGGCGACCGGCTGAAGGGCGCCAAGAAGGAAGACCGCGGCCTCTTCGATCCGCTGGGCGACTACTGCTATCTCGTCGTCAGCGAGGGGGTGGAGTTCCCGCTGAACATCCCGCCGTCCGTGCTGAAGGAGCAGCCCGACGAGGATGGCCTGCCCGGCTCCCTGCGAGCCCGCGCTGCGTGGCCGATCCCGTTCTGGGCCGCCAACTCGCAGGGCTGGCCGTTCAGCATGTGGGCGCCGAACGTCAAGCCAGGAGCCCTGTGGCCGATTTCTTACGTCAAGCCCGGGATCGGGGAGCTTCGCTTCCTCCAGTGGGCGCTGTCCTTCCTTATGCAGCGCATCGCCATTTCCTGCGAGACGATGATCGGCGTTTCCAAGGCGGCCGACCAAGACCTGAAGCAGCAGCTGCTCGCCCCGTCCGAGAACGGCTTCAAGATCGTGGAGCTTGCCGAAGCACTCGGCCGCAGCGTCGGCGACGTGATCTCGGTGTTCCAGCATCCGAACGTCTCAACTGACCTCTGGCAGATCATCGCCGCCGTCAGCGACCTCTTCGACAAGCGGATCGGGTTGACCGAGCTTGTGTACGGCCAAACCAAGGCGTCGATGCGCAGTGCCAGCGAGGCTAACGCCAAGCAGGGCAACCTCCAGATTAGGCCAGACGATCTGGCTAACAGCGTGGAGGACTGGATGGGCCAAGCAGCAGAGAAGGAAGCCCTTGCCGCCCGATGGCTGCTCCAGCCCCAGGACGTGGCGCCGATACTCGGGCCTCTCGGCGCAGAGGCTTGGCGGATGCACATGTCCGCGCAGGACGGCGACCCGACTGGCTCCATCGCGCGGGAGTTCGAGTACCGCATCGAGTCTGGCTCGGCCCGGCGCATTAACAAAGACGCGCGCATCGATCAGATGAACCAAGCCCTTCAGGTGCTCGGCCCCGCCCTGCAAGGCCAAGCCGCTCAAGGCAACGTCGGCCCTTGGAACGCTCTCATCTCCGACTGGGCTGCCGCCAACGACCTAGACGCCTCGAACTATCTCTTAGCTCCGCCTCCGCCCCCGCCGCCGGCTCCGCCCGCTGGTGCTCCTCCTTCACCGCCGGGCGACGAAGCCGCGGCGGGGGCCCCTTCTCCGCCGCCAGCTGCCTGACGACTGATGCCCAGGACGGCACTCACCGCCGAGCAGAAAGAGGCTGCGCGCGCGCGCAAGCGGGAGTGCCAGCGTGCCTACTACGCTGCCAACCGGGAGCGCGTCCTGAAGAGGATGCGAGACCAGTACGCCGCCGCGCCCGAGGGCAAGCAGGCTTATCGGGCTGCGACGGCCGATGCCCGAAGCGCCTACCACGCGGCCCGGTATAGCGAGAGGCGTGAGGAGTACGCGAAGAAAAACAGGGCTTATCGAGCGGCAAACAAAGAGGCTATTGCGGCCCGCAAGAAAGAGCGCTATTGGCGCAAGCGCGACGACATTCTCGCCAAGAAGCGGGAGTATCAGGCGGCCAACCGCGACAAGCTGCGGGAGAAGTGCCGGCAGTACAGAGCAGCCAACCCAGAGGCTGATCGGGCGCGAAAGCTGCAAACGACCTTCTGCCTGCACCCTGCGCAATATGACGCCATGGAAGAGGGCCAGGGCGGGTGCGCGATCTGCGGCAAGCCTTGCAAGTCTGGTAGGCGTCTTGCCGTTGATCACGATCACGCCAACGGCTTTGTCAGGGGTCTCTTGTGCACCCTTTGCAACACCGGCCTCGGGAAGTTCCAAGACTCCCCTGAGCTACTTGAGAAGGCCGCAGCCTACCTGCGGGCCGGCGGCACTCAAGCGTTCGACATCGTGACATTCGCCCAGGAGATGGCCCCATGAGCATCGTATCCCGCATCCTCGCAGCCGCTGGCCTGACTCGTGCGGACGTGCCCGTCGAGATACCGGAGCCGCTCCCGATGCCCGAGCCGGTCGAGGTGCTCCCGTTCGAGGTGCGCCGCCTGGATGAGGATGCCAAGCAGCGCTACCGCAACGCGATGGCAGCCGGGTACGGCGAGCCGTTCGCGATCATGGTCGCATGCCAGATCGCCCCAGGCACTATGGGCGTGGATCGCACGTTCCAAGAGGGGCACCTCGACGGCAACTGGATGGATCGGCTCCCCAAGCGGCAGGCCCAGCGCCTCCTGCGGGACGCCAAGCGGGCAGGCATTAACACGGCGGGCCGGTTCTACATGAGCGGAATCGCGGACAAGCGAGGCGGCGGCGATCCCGAGGCGTGGGTTTCCAGCCGGGACGACGTGCTCCGGGTCGCCAAGAAGCGCCGGCTCCAGCTGCGCGGGACGATCAACTACGAGCCGCCGGAGGGGGCTCCGGTAAAGCGGGTCGACATGGCCCCGCGGCTGGTGAAGGAGCTAACCAAGAAGGAAATGGCCGCCAACCCCGGGATGAAGCGCCGGGATGCGGTCGAGGCCGTGAAGAAGCGGCACGCCCTGAAGCGCAAGCTCTAGGCCCTCCCGGGCCGCTGCTGGTTTCGGCCTGCCCCGGGCCACAAACCCAGTAGCACCGCCGTCCCCCGGGAGGCCCCATGGCACGCTTTGAGCGCCTGAATTCGCACTACAAGATCAAGCTCTCCGCCGACCCGGCCGAGGCCCAGCGGCTCCCGTTCGGGGCCGTGGCTGGCGCCATGCTCTTCATTCTGGAGGGGTCGGGCACCATCGTCTGGCACGCCGCCTACGACGTGAACGGCGACACGTTCCCGGCCTACGACGCTGACGGCAAGCCGGCCGAGACGGCTGTCTCGGAGGGCAACTCCTTCGACGTTCCGGCCGCGCTCTTCGCCTGTCCGTTCATCATCCCGACCGGCGTCGATGGGGAGGCCGTCATCGCGGTCAGCAGCTGATGGCCCAGAGCGTTCGACTCCTGCGTCCGATCCGCAGGTCGGCCGGCGGGGGGCCGGTCGGGCCGCCACCTCCACGGGTGACGTACCGCATCAAGCTGGAGAACGACTTCATCCTCCTGCGCGAGAACGGCGACAAGCTGCGCAAAGAGCAAAGCACTTAAATGGCCGACACAAAGATAAGCCAGCTGCCCGCGGGCACGCCCGTCGCCACCAGCATCTTGCCGGTGGTGAACGGCGCCACTACGCAGCGGATCACCGTCAAGCAGCTGCTCGACATCGTCGGCACGGTCGAGGGGCCAGCCGGCGTTGATGGGCCGCCTGGGGCCGACGGCGCCCCGGGGCTGGACGGCGAGTCGGTCACGGTGTTCGAGGCGCCCGCTGCCCCGACCGCCAACCGGAAGGGCGATCTCTGGCTGGAGCCTGTGCCCGCCCCTGCCACCGGCAAGGACGGCCTGACCCTTCAAGAGGTCGAGGCTGTCGTCGCGGACAAGCTCTCCAAGCTGCCGCCACCTGCGGACAGCGGGCTGACCACGCCGCAGGTGCAAGACCTCATCGACAACGCTATCGACAAGCTGCCGAAGCCAGAACCTGTTGTTGCTCCGCTGGCGTGGCAGAAGCTCACTGCGCAGATTTCCTTTGGCGTGACCGTCAATGGCTTCGCCCGAGCCTTCAGCGGGTCGATCCACATTCGCGGCACCTACACCTCCCAGTTCGGTTTCATTCCGGCCCAGAAGATTGCCGACCTGCCAGCCGGTGTTCCGCGTCCTGCCTTTGACTACACGGTGCTGGTCTTTGGAAACGAGGACGGGTCAACGACTCCGCTTCCCGGCAAGTTGACCATCAAGACCAACGGCGAGTTGTTTCTGGACGCGCCCAACTGCAACACGGTCGTCTTCGACGGCATCTCAATCCCGGTGGAATAATGGCTGACGCCCTCAAACTCAACGTGTGGGATGGCGGCAAGTGGACGCCTGTTGCCGTTGGCGGCGGCGCTGCGCCCGACCTACACATCGTGTCCGAGACCGAACCAGCCCCGGCCTCCGAGATCGGCACGCTATGGATCGACCCGACCGGCGATGCTGGCGGCGGGTCGGTGGACGTTCTCGCTGCCATCAAGGGGCAGGTCATCGCCCCGAAGGCCATCGACCTCGACGGCCCGAACACGCTGTACATCACTTCCAACCCAGACGGCACTGCCAAGCTCACGCTCCGGGTGGACGGCACTCCGCTCCGAGCGATCACTGAAGAGAACGTAGCGACAGAGGAGTGGGTGCTGTCGCAGCTTGGCACCACGCCGACCTCGACGTTCAGCAGCACCAACCCGCCGGTCTACGCCGACGCCCCTGTCGTTGAGCAGCCCAACGGCCTGCCCATCGGACTCACGGCAGACGGCATGGAGATTCACCAGCCTTATCTCGTCGGTGGAGTTCCAGTGCTGATTGGCGGCAAGCGGTTTTTGCTGCCGTTGATTGAGGCACCTGCTGGCTCGCCCACTCCGCTGTTCACCTACGCAGACGCCCCCGTCACGAAGCAACTCGACGGCACGATCATCGGCTTTAACGAAGCCGGAACCGAGATCACCCAGCCTTACCTTGTGGGCGGGATCGCGGTGATCGTCGGTGGCAAGCGATACCTGCTGCCAATCATTGAGGAATAGCCATGCCCGCCCCTACTCGACCCGCTCCGGTCACGGTCGTCCCTGAGTCCACTCGCTTTGCGAAGGGGATCTCGGGCGTGTACTCGGACGTTGAAATTGACGCACTGCTTGCAGACGTTGCGGTTGGCGACGTTGACCTGACGGGATACTCCAAGACCGAAGAACTGCCGATTGTCTATGAGCAGGACGCGGAGCCTGTCGGCAAGAACGGCGACCTGTGGCTCGGCCCGGAGGTTGCTCGCGTTGCCGCGCCCGTTACGCAGCCGGTCATTGAGGGTCAGCCGCAAACGAAGTCCCTGACCGAGCCAGAGGTTCGCGAGATCGTCCGCACGATGATCGCTGGTGGGAAGACCCCACCACCTGATTTCGATTGGACGCCGCTCGTCGTCGTCAAGGGCACGGGCCTGATCGAAGCCAAACAGACCAACGGCGTTCTCCTCCTGCGTGGAGAACTGGTTTTCACCTACTCGTCTAACGGAACCTTCACCACCGTTCGCACTCTCCCGGCCTCGCTGCCGAAGCCGCTGGTGAATTGCAGTGCGGTGGTCACGGGGAAGGAAAACGGACTCTCCTTTAAGTTCGTTTCGGTCACTTTGACCACTTCTGGCGAACTCAACGTAGTGGCGAGTGGCGGCAAATTTACCCACGTCTCCTTCGACGGGATGATCGCCTATGTGTGCTAGACAGCTTTACGTCAAGTCGAACGGTCAGTGGGTTGCTGCGCTCGGCGGCGGCACGGCGGTCGCTGACGGCCTTGCGACAGAGCAGTTCGTCACCGACGCCATCGCGGCCATCCCGGCTGCCGATCTGGCGCAGTACGTCACGATCACCGACCTGAACGACGCCCTCGCCGGGATTCCCGCCAACGCCATCGCAGTCCACGAAGGCGTGCCCCCGCAGCCATCCGCCCCGATCCCGCAGGCGCTGGAGGATGCGTTCGCGGACTACGAGGACGGCCTGCACTTCTTTAAGGGCGCCGGTGCCCTGGTGACCCTGGTTCGCCAGCAATACCAGACCACCATCGTCATCAACGGCGCCAACAAGTCCGTAGCCAAGATCGTCAAGAGCGAGGCGGGGCTGCCCACCCCGCAAAACCCGTCCCTGCTTGTCCAGCAAGAGCCTGACGGCAAGTGGATGAAGTTGACCTCCGACAAGCTCGACCAGCCGTTTGGCCCGCCGCAGATGGTGGACATCTTCGCGCTGACCGGCGGCACGGTCGATCTCTCCGGCTACTACACCAAGCCTGAAGTCGATGCGGCCATCGCCAGTGCTGCGACCGGCGGCACGGTAGACCTGTCGAGCTATGCCCTACTGGATAGCGTTTCGCAGGACATCACCGCCAATCTGATGAAGGCCCAGAGCTTCGTCTTCACCAAGTCTCAGACCTCGCTGGGCTTCGCCCGTTTCCCCGAGTACCCCAACGGCAAGCTGGGCATCGAGATCGGCGGCCCCGGCGGGGAACTCCAGTTCCTCGCCTATGTCTCTGACCTGTCGGCCTACGCCAAGCAGCAAGACAACAAGCAGAACCTGCTCGCCAAGGTAGTGACGGCAGAGGGCTACGGGTTCGGTGATGCCAGCGAGCCGCGAGTCGCCATCACCTACACAGACACGGGCGAGGGCTACGGTGAGCGGCTGGTGCTCGCAACCGGGGCATCCATCGACTACGTCGTGATGAAGACCGACCTCGATGAACTGAACGCCCTCCTGCCTCGCATCGAGAAGCTGGAGTCCAAGGCGGCGCCGACAGTCGATCTCTCCGGCTACGTCACGTCGGTGGACGCCGAAGCTCGGTATGAAACCCTGGCGTCGGGCAATCTCCTGCGCGGACAGATGCAGGCGGTCTTCGACTCGATCTACACCCGCGTCGAGTCCGACGCCCGATACGCGGAGAAGGCAAAGACCTACACGAAGACCGAGTGCGACGGCAAGTTCCTCACGCTTGTGGACATCGATCAGTTCGCCTACCGGACTGACGTTTACACGCAGAAGCAGTGCGACGACCGCTTCATCCGAATCGACCAAGCGTTCAGCAAGACCGACTTCGACAACCAGATGGCGTTGATGCTGTACAGCAGGAAGCAGATTGATGACCGGATTGCGGCCATCAACCCGCTTGGCTCACCGTCGATCAACAATCCGGCTCTGGCCGACTTTAAGAAGTCGGTGCTGGACGAGGTGAAGTTGATGCTTGTGGGTGGTACGAAAATGCCGCCGCCCGATATTGATTGGACATGGATGGTGCGCATGGATGG